ATTGAGGAGGAATCATGGCAACATTTTGGAAAACAAGGACAGGAGAGACAGCATTTGCAGTAATAACAGCAGCAAATGAATTTACCAGTGCAATTACAGTACTGGCAGGGCACAGGGTTAATCTTGGAATTGTTACTGGCTCTGTTGTATCAGATATGCTGTCACATGAAAGCCCAGCCAGTGCAATTTCTGCTGTGCTGTCAACATGTAGTGCTTCTATTGTCTTGCAGCGTCAAGGTGATGAAAACCTTGGTACTGGAATCTGGCATGATGTGGATGAGTGGTGTATTCTAAAAGCAGATGGTCCGGATGCAGGCAGTGAGAACATCTCTGTATCACCTGAGCCTGAAGTATGCAGATATAGGGCTGGTGTTAAAACTGGTTCTTTTGATTCAGGTGCTGTTGTGCTCAGGGTTGGTTCCAGCTAAAAGGAGATGTTTTGTGTTTGGTAATATATTTGGATATAAAGAACAAATTGAAGTTATAGAACAAGGTATGGAACAGATCTATTCCCATCAACATAATATGGAGAAGTGGATTGGTTTAGCTGCTGTGCCAAATGGTGAAATTCATAGGGCAGATTTGATGAATGGAGTTATTTTGCCATTTCGATTGATAGCTGGGAATAATGATTTTGGAGCATGGGTACAGATTTTGGGTAGTAGTGATACACCCATCAAAGCAGGGATGACCAAAGCCAGTGGTCATAGGTTTATGGTTACAAGTACCAATAGCACATCTCAATATATAATACAAGCAATTCCTGGAGAATCAGCAGACCTTGCGGCTAACATTTTAGCAAAAAATTTTACTATGTTTCCATATATTGCGGCTACAAATAATAATGATTCTGGTATATCTGATATATTGGCTGGTAGGATTGATTCAGGGACTAAAGCATGGTGGAGAGTTGCTTGTGTAGGACAAAATGCTACAACGCTTGATTTTTACTTAGGCATTCACGAATATTTGGAATAGGAGCAAAAATGAGTGGGAATATTTTTGGATATAAAAAAGTAATTAGTGATATTTATAATTCTGTTGTAGCAATTGCATCAGCTATTTTTACATTAACAGAAACAGGCGGGACATTAACGACAGATGGAACAGAGCAAGATGTTTATATCAGCAATGCTCCTGTTGGCCTTTACACTCCAAAATTTGTTTTTGTAGATTTTACAAATCATACTGCTGGAGAGACTGTTGTTGTTAAATCATATTATCGGATAAAGTCAGGTGGTGGTTGGATAGAGAATACTTTAGATACATATGTTGGAGTTCAAAGTCCTGAATTAATCCATCTTGTTCTTAAAGACACTCGCTATGGCATCAAAGTGACAGTCAACAAGACTGGTGGGGCGAACAGGAGCTATGATTGGGAAGTGATATACGAAATATGATAACACAAAGCTATGACAAAATTCCTGAGAATGATTCTCTGTTATTCGATTTGCCTTTCCGTGAAGGAATAAGGGCTGAAACTCATGATCATGCTAAGCCTCATCACCCATTAACATTTCAAATTCCTGGTGGGGGTTCTTTTTCGTGGGTAACATTGGCGTCGGGATTAGGGGTTTTAGAATTTAATCCTGTTGGCTTAGGGGTGACAGATGGGGTTTATTTAAAAGGTCTTGCTGCTGATACAGTTGATTTTAATTTTACAACGGATGATTATAGTATTGGTTGTTGGGTTAACTGGGAATGGATTGGTCATTCTTCAATCCTGATGGGTCGATATGCTGTTGATCAATGTGGATGGGAAACATATTTTGATGAAAGTGGTGGTAGGAATACATTGTCTCAACGACACCATCATTTAAGTTTAACACCAAATCTTAACAGCAATTGTTATTCAACTGGATGGACACCTGGTGTTTGGGCATTTGTTGGTGTTTCACGAGAGGCTGGTGACATTTATCCTATCCATTTTAGAAATGGTCGTGCTTTGACTATGGCTTATGAAACCTCAGGCATGCTTAATCCTGATACTTGCAATAGGAATTTGGTTCTTGGCTGCAGATATACTTTAGATGCCAATTGGTTCAAAGGCCAGATGTGGCGACCAAGAATTTGGAATCGTGCTTTGTCAACTGTTGAATGGATGAATATTTTTAAAAGAGAACGAGTTTTATTTGGTATATAGGAGGCAAGCGTGTCAGGTAATATAATAAACAATAAGGTGGCTGAGCAAGTGGCTGAATTGGCTTTAGATGCAAGTCATTTATCGCAATATTTCCCTGAAGATTCAAATGAAACGGTTCTGTTTACAGCAGGCGGTGTGGTGAATACTTTTGGTGCATGGGTGGAAATCGTTGATAATAATGCTGTAACTTTTACTTCAAAGCTGGTAGCATGTAAGGGTCATATAAGCCATATAGCAGTCGAAGATGCTTCTGTTAAAGATAAGGTTTATATTTTAGAAATAGCGTATGGTGCGACTAAAATTGTTGTTGTTCGGGATAGGCTTGTGTCTGCTACCGTTCAGTTAAGTACTTTGCAGCAAGGCAGGAGAAGATCGTTGCATATTCCAGCTGGCGTTATTGTTTATTATAGGATGAAATGCGAGACAGCTTTGGCAACTGCTCGTCTTGCCATTAGGTATCATTGTCATTCATAAGGAAAATTTTATGTGGCCATTTAACAAATTTGGAAATAGAAGTAAGAAGTCAAGTGCTGTCGTTGGTGTGTCTGAGGTTGTTAGTGGCAGTGGGGTTGTATGGACTCCAAATAATTATGAGAATTTTGCCAGAGAAACATATCTCAAAAACGTTGTAGCCTTTAAAGCCATTGATGAGATAGCAAAGTCTGTAGCCTCTGTGCCTTGGAACGAATATAGAAGGGTTGGTGATGAGAAAAAAGAGCTGGTTACAGACAGTCCTGTAGCAAAAGTCTTAAAGAGGCCAAATCCAAATCAGGGTTTGCCATTTGTGATGCTTAGGGCTACAGCTTTTCTTGTTATGTCAGGTGATTCATTTTTTGAAAAAGTCACACCTGATACTGGCCCAAACAAGGACGACATTAAAGAGCTGTATGCTTTAAGGCCAGATAGGTTTAAGCTCGCCATCAACAAGACGACTGGACTACTTGAGAAATATACATATTCCGTCAACAAAGGCAGAAAGGTTGATTTCAAAATCAATCCTATTACAGGTCAGTGCGATGTCTTGCACTGCAAGTCATTCCATCCATTAGATGATTATTTCGGTGCTTCCGTTACAGAACCAGCAGCAAGAGAAATTGATACAAGCAACTCAGCTACTGAATGGAACAAAAGTGTCCTTGATAATGAAGGCAAGCCAGGGATGATATTTAAGATTGTTGGGAATGTTAGCATGGAGCAGTTGGATGAGCTTGAAAGGAAGCTTGCTGAAGACCATGGTGGTCCAAGCAATGCTGGCAAAGACCTAATAATCACTGGCGAAAGAGGGACAGATGCTAAGCCTTACAGCTGGTCACCTAAGGATTTGGATTTTAACGAAGGTGATTTGAGGCTGTCAAGAAAAATAGCTATGGGCTATGGTGTTCCACCAATGCTGCTCGGCATTCCAGGGGAAGCCACTTTTGCAAATTACAAGGAAGCAAGGCTTGCATTCTGGGAAAGTACCATTATGTTTTATCTTAATTATTATAGGGAAGAACTTAACAATTGGTTGTACGAACCAGATGGTGATAAGTCTATAGATTATAATTTGGATGAGGTTCCTGCTTTAGCATCCAAAAGAGAAATGATATGGAATAGGGCACAGGACAGTGATTTTCTTACAATTAATGAAAAGAGGGAAATGACTGGCAGCAAGTCGGTTGAGGGTGGAGATGTTATACTTATCGCTGCTGGCATGATCCCTTTGGGTGAAGAGCCACCTCCTCCTGCTGAACCACCACCTGAAGACGATGAGCCTGTAGATGAAGAAGATGAAGAGGAAGTGAGGCTTGAACTTTTGAGGCAAGGCTATACTGATGAGGAAATTAATCAGATGCTTGGCCTTGAATATGTTGATGAAGAAAAGGAAACATTCAAATGTGAGTGTATTGATTGTGGATATAAATTGACTTCCAAAAAGCATTGTGTCGATTTGGTCTGCCCAAAATGTGGTGGGAAAATGAGAAGGCAAGGCAGGCCAGGTGATGGTAGAGATATCGAAGAATAATGATAAACATAACAAACAAAAGGGATAGAAATAGATTTCAAATTGAGATGACGAGGAACATGCTTATTTTGGAGGAGATGCAGGCTAAAGAATTTAGGTTGGCTTTGAACAAGCAGTATTCAGATGTAGCTAAGTTTATAGACCAAGGGCTACTATTCGACATTGATGTAGCAGTGAATAAAACAAGGGCAAGATTGGTTGCTACACTTGGGAAACAATACAGAAGGACTGCTACAATCTTCAATAAAAAGGTTACAGATGTTATAAAGGAAGTTAAGCTTGCGATTCCACTTGAAGCAAAGACTCCAAAAGACGAGTTTTGGAGAACAATGAATAGTTGGAATAGGGTTCAAGCTGGGGCAAAAATAACTAAAATTCAAAAGACTACCAGAGAAAATATCCAAAGGGCTATAAGGAAAGGCATTGCAGAAGGTGAATCACATAGGCAAATAGCTAAAAGGATTAGGAATACAGGAAAAATTACAAATGGCATTAGAGCCAGAACAATTGCTATAACAGAAACTCATACAGCAGCAGTTAAGTCAGTTGATGCAGCCATAGCCAGTACCAGGATTGAGATGGAGAGAGAGTGGGTGGCAACTCTTGATGAAAGAGTTAGGGACTCTCATGCAGATGCAGATGGACAAAGGACTACACAAGATGGAGAATTTGTTGTCAACGGAGAGGGCTTAAAATATCCTGGCGACCCATCAGGTAGTGCTGAAAATATTATAAATTGCAGATGTGTTGTTATATATCATACACTTAATGAACTTGATGAAATTCCACCAGCTGTTCCTGCCAATTCACCAAAGCAATATGAAGGGACAGTAAAAGGAATCAGTGGCAATACACCATTGTGTGATTATGTAGGTTTGCCGACAAGAAAAACCTCTTGTTTGGATTTCATAATGCGTTCTGACAAAAGGATATCTGGCTAATGAGTGTTCAATTGTATGATGTTGATGGATATGTTGGTGATCTTGCTACCAATACTGGTATGTTGAATCTTAATGATTTTATAATGGAGAAAGGCAACAATGCATCTAAAGGGCTGATGGTGCTTGGCTCATCACTTGTTACTAATGATTTGATTATCAATTTGAAATCATTAAAACCAAGGAATCCACATGTCAAAGACACTTTGAATAATCTAATCAAGATGATTAAAAAATCTGAGCTTGTTGTGATAATTGCTGATGGTGTGAGGTAAATGTTGTTTACAAAAGCCAAGGTGTGCTTGACAAAAAAGGATGTATCAAAAATCAAAAAGGCTACAGCTGTTGATAGGCCAATTGTTGGCAATAGTCAGATTGATAATGCATCTAAAAGCTCTAAGCTTGCGTCATCTATAGGTGGTGACACGTTGCCAGGGAGGTCTGTTCCGTTTGACATTAGAGTTGGTACATCCAGCAGGCCAAAGCACTTTGTTGACGTCAAAATAGTCAAAAAGGCTTCTAAAGCTGGTATCGATGGTGTCTATATGCCTAAAGATTCTTTGGCAAGGAAGTTGGCTGAGGCTAAGAAGCACCCTGGTGTGAATTTACATACAGTTGTAATTGATGATAGAACCGGGAAGATGTATTATGACAAAGGCATAAAAACATTTAAATTTAAAGACATGCAGGAAATTAATGAGTCTGTGTTAAAAAAGATTTTTGGCAAGCCTACAAAGCCTATCTTAAAGCCCAAGCCACCAAGGTTCACTCCAGCAAAAACTGTAGATGAAGCTAAGGAAAGGTTTAGTTCATCTCAATTTGGTTCGAATTTTACAGCAGGCTTTGAACATGAATTTTCCAAAAAAGAGTTGTTGGATAAAGTGTTAAATCCTATGCTTAAAGAATTTGATAGAATTGAAGCGTCATTCTTGAAGACCAAAGATATCATCAGGGGTTCTTCTTCAAGACTAAAATCAATCAAAATTTATAAAAGAGATGTTTTGCCAGGGACAAATCAAATTGGTAGTTACCTTGCTGGTGATGCTGAAATGTTTATGTCATCAACTTTGAAAAAGGGCCATGATTTGCACAGATTGAAAGTTGGAAAAAAGAATTTTAGTGTTTCGTCTGATTTGTTGGGGATATATCGTCATGAGTTTGGACATTTCATCAAAACTGAAATTGCTGGAAGTGGTGTTTTGAAAAAGAAAAATTTTACCAAAAAATGGAATAAAATTTTTAGCAAAAGAGGTTCAAAATTCTTTGAAAAAGGGGTCAGTAGATATGCAGGGACAAACGCTGATGAAGCATTTTCTGAATGTTTTTCTGCATATACATCTCCTAAATATAAAAGAGGGATGTTGCCAAAGGATATAGAGTCTTTGTTTGATGATATGTTTGGCTAATAACATTGGAGATTAATAAGCATGGTTAATCAACCAAATTGTTTCAAAAGGAAATGTGTGCATTATATTGGGGTGGTACAGCCAGATGGGACTGAAAACATTGAGCTTCATGTGTGCTCTGCTTTTCCGAAAGGCATTCCAGATAAAATAGCATATGGCAGCAATTTGCATTTAAGACCATTGCCCAATCAAGACAACGATATTGTATTCCAAAAAAACAAAACTTAATGACTTGTTGGCCGATAACTGAATCAATGAACAGATGTTTTATTTTAAGAGAATATTTTTGGAGGAAGCTGATATGAATAAGTCCTATTTGGATATTCCGCTTGAAGTCAAGGCTAAGGATATTAATGATGATGGTACCTTTAAAGGATATGGTTCATTATTTAATAAAACACCAGATGCTTACGGAGATCTTGTTGCTCCTGGTGCCTTCATCGATACATTGGCTGCTGGTGGTCGTAACAAAACAGGTGTTGCTATGCTGTGGCAGCATGACTCATCAAAAATTCCTGGTGTTTGGATTAGTCTTGATGAAGACAAAAGAGGCTTGAAAACTGCTGGCAAGCTGGCTTTGAAAACCAGTTTGGGCAGTGATGTCTATGAGATTATGAAGCTTGGTGCTGAGACAAAGACATTCAAGCTTGGTATGTCAATTGGGTACGATGCAGTTGAATATGATACCAATAAAGAGAAACAAACACGCACATTAAAAAAGGTCGATTTGTGGGAACTTAGTATTGTCACGTTTCCGGCAAAACTTGGTGCCGTTGTGTCGACTGTGAAAGCCATAGAGGAAGCTAAGAACGTTCGTGATTTGGAAAATGCTTTGCGAGAGGCAGGGCACAGCAAGAATCAAGCACAAATGATTATCAGTGTTTGCAAAGCATCTTTGCGAGATGTGGAGATGAAGAAAAGAGGGGAACAAGAGCTGACAAATGTTTTAGACAGCTTGAAAAAAGTAAATGATGGGCTACCTATTATTAAAAGGGTTGGCCCTGATGGCTTGTCTGGCATATTGAATAGCTTGAAACAAATTAATTTATAGAAGCATAGGGAGGAATTTAATTATGCGTTATCAGAAAAAAGATGCAGAGGGCAATGATATTACACCGGAACCTGCAGTTGTCAAGGCAATTCAGGACGAAATCAAAAAGCTTGGTGATAATACCAAAGCCAATTTTGATGAATTGCACAAGTCTTATGAAGCAGTGAAAGGTCTGATTGGTGAAGGTGATGGGAAATTTAATGCTTTGCTTGAGGAACGGATCACAAAGTTCTCCGAGGAAATCACGACCCGTCAGGTTGCCATTGATGAGAAAATTGCCATTACCATCCAAGAGCAAAAGGATTCCCTTGATGCCAGGATCGATGCTGTCGAAACTGCTTTCAAGAGGGTTCCAAACGAAGACAATTCCCTGTCAGTAGTCCAAAAGGCTGATCAGCTCAAAGAAGCCAAAGACTTCATGATTAATGCTATGATAGTCAGGGATAAAAGCGACAAGGGTGCCACTTTTGACAGGGTGAAGCAGATGGAAGTGGATGTTGAAGTCTACGATGGATATAAACAAGCATTTGAACTGTTTATTCGTAAGGACGAAAGGCTTGCTACTCCAGAGGCACTGAAGGCACTGTCTGTAGGAGTTGACCCTGATGGTGGCTATACAGTGACTCCAGTTATGAGCAACCGGATTATAAAGAGACTTTTTGAAGCTGATCCGATTCGCCAGTTGGCCAGTGTTGAGTCCATTTCTACCGGAGCCATTGAATGGTTGGTAGATTGGGATCAGTTTGGTTTTGGTTGGGAAGGTGAAACTGAGACAAGTGATGAAACGGATACAGGAAAGCTCTACAAGAAAAGAATCCCTGTTCATATTATGTATGCCAAGCCAAGAGCAACTCAGACTCTTCTGGAAGATTCTGGAATCAATATCGAGAACTGGATTGCAGACAAGGTTGCAAACCGTTTCACCAGAGGTGAAGGAGCAGCTTTTGTAAATGGTAATGGTGTTGGAAAACCAAGAGGCATTCTGAGCTATGGTAATGGTGTTGCTTTTGGTACAGTTGAGCAGATAGCCATGCAGGCTGCGGCTGCTTTGACTGCTGATGGATTTATTGCTGTGAAATACAGTATGATTGAGCAATATCTGTCGAGAGGCACCTGGCTGATGAATCGTTTGACTGTTGCTGATGCTATGTATCTCAAGGATGGAACTGGAGCTTATATTTGGAAACCGAGTTTCAAAGATGATGAGAATAGTACAATTCTTGGTTTGCCAGTTCGCATGTCAACCTCAATGCCAACAGTGGCTGCAAATACCTTATCTGTAGCTTTGGCTGATTGGACTGAAGCATATATGGTTGTTGACCGTCTCGGAATCACCATCCAGCGTGATCCATTTACTGCTAAACCTTATGTTGAGTTTTATACGAGGAAGAGAGTTGGTGGTGATGTGACTAATTTCCAGGCACTTAAACTTGGAATCATAAGTGTATAATCGAAATTTAGGTTAAGCTTATGTTGGCAATAAACATATAAATTATCCTAACAAGGAGGATTTTAATCATGAGTATTAGAGAACAGATAAGCAATTTTAAATTTTTTGAGGTGGTTGCTCCGCACTTGGCTGATTTGAGTGTGACGCCGATTATTGGTGCAACTGTGGATACACAGGGCTATGAGACTTGTGCTTTTACAATCCAGCATAGCGCAATCGGTTCTGGCGCTGGTGGTGTCATTTTGACCAGCTTTGCTGATCCGATCAATGTGTATATGGAGCATGCTTCCAACAGTACCACTGGTGTTGATGATGTTGGTGCATGGTCATATGTTTCTGCTGAGCATGTTTGTGGTGTGGATATTTATCAGTTGATGTCAGACTTGACAATTGACAGCTGGCTTGCTCTTGATAATATTACAAGAACAGCATACAAAATTTCCGTACCGGCGAGAGCAGGTGGTTTGTCTGGGTTGGTATTGGCAATAGCTCTTTCAACTACAAGTGCTGCGAGCTGTTTGACAAATAGTTACCAGGCTAAGATCGGATATCTCGGACCAAAACGTTGGGTGAGAATCATGATGAGTGCTTCAACTGATATTTCCATTGTTGCTGTTGCTGCTCATGCATTCTTAGGGCTTCCGGCTAATTGGCCAGTCAATCCAGTATAGGTCCTGGCTGAACATAGTGTATAATGGCGAGGGAGCAATGTCCCTCGCTATAACGAACAACTTTTATCGAGGGGGAGACCAATGGCCGAGATAAGTCAAAAATACCAAGCAAACGTGGGAAGAGAACAAGGTGGTGGCCTTATGTATATGAAGGCAACTGGTTTGTTTAAGTTTTTTGATACAGATTATACAGGAATGTATTTGAGAAATTTTCTGTTATCCAGAAAATCTGTATGGGAACCACGTCTTTCAAGCGATGGTACAAATGATATGATGATGAGTACCCACAGCCGTTTCCTTGTCCCTTATGGACATATTCTTTTCAGTGGTTCAACTGGAGATTCCAAGCTTTCAATGCTGCTTCCATTGCCATCAATAGGTCAATATCTTGCGATGAATTTTACAAGGATGATTGGTGATGCCAACATCTCTATCTGGGCCCAATCTGGTGGTGGTTTGGATAATGTCTCATTGATTGATATTGGTGGGTTAGCTTTGTCGTCTTTTGAAGTATCAGCGATGGGAAAACTGATCATTAGTTGTGATGTTGACCAGCAGTGGTCTGTGATTGAAAGAAATGCAAGTGTTACAGCAAGGCTGGCATAATCAATAACATTTAAACTATCGAGGGGGAGAACAATGGCCGAGATAAATAATACATATCAAACAGACGTAGGGAGAGAGCGTGGTGGTAGCTTGTTTTTCATGAAGGCTGCTGGCAATTTTAAATTTTTTGATACAGATTATAATGGTTCATATTTGAGAAATTTTTTGTTATCCAGAAAATCTGTATGGTTTGCGGATATATCAGCTGGTGCTGCCGATGATACAATGATGAGTACACATAGCAGATTCCTGGTGCCTTATGGACATATTCTGTTTTCGACAATGTCTACTGGAGATTCAAAGCTTTCAATGTATTTGCCACTACCATCTGTTGGACAATATC